TTGTTCGGCAAGAAGATTACCGACAACGAGCTTGAGGGTGTCCTTAATTGGGCCTTGAAGGGCCTCCAACGTCTGATGATTCAAGGATGTGAGTTTACCACAAGTGAGCGCACCGAGTTGGCTCTCAAGGAAGCACAGGAGGACGGCAACAGTCTGATTCCTTTCATACAGGATACAGATAATGTCGTGTTTGACGAGGACGAGGAGGTTGCCAGCGGTGACTTCTACGAGGCATACACTCGATGGTGTGAGTTGAACGCTCTCAAACCCTTGGCAATGAGGACGGTATCGAATTACCTCAAGGAGAACGCTGAGGAATTGCGTATACAGTATTCCAATCGTGTCAAGGGCAAGAGGGGATACAAGGGAATGGGATTGATGAACAAGGTAGAGAAAGCAGGAAGGTTTACGATTGTGAAGAAGGAGGAAGCATGACAAGGAACAGTGAGGATTTACAAAAAGAATTTAATCTCTCTTGGGAAAAACAAGCTGGATTTACTTATGAAAGATGGCTTGAAAACGAAATTCAAAAGGTTGAGAATGAAAAAGAAGAATACAGAAGATTCGCTGAGCGTATGTCATCGGAAGCCAACAGTTTAGCGGGACAGTTGAAGAGTGTAGTTCGTAATCTTGACCATCGCCTTGTCACAAACGGAGAATGGAGTAAAGTATGAAAACAGTTACATTCAGAAAGCATAGGGGGTCATTGGTAGACTCCATGAACACGGCAATACTCATATCATCGAAAGAAGATATAGCCATGGTATGTACAGACGAAACAACAGCCATCAATCCAGATTTGATTGAGATTGTGCCTTACATGGGGTACGATTACCGTGTAGGATGGTACACGCATGTGGTTAGGTATCCGGGTTATGGGGTATTGGGTTTTACTGATGGCGATATGACGGAGGTTGAGTGATGGAACTATTCCCACACCAAGAAAGAATATTGGGGACACTGTCAGAACATGACAGTTTCGCCCTGTTTTGGTCGATGCGAGTGATGAAAACCCTTCCGATGGTGCTTCATATGAGTAACCTCATCATGCAGGGTAAGGCCAAGGACGCCATTGTCATTGCCCCCAAGTCAGCTCTCGGGGCTTGGAAGCGTGACATCAACAAGATGAAAGGCAAGAGGAGGGAAGCGTGTGACAAGATTACCCTCATCAATTATGAGAAGGTATGGAGACGCAAGGAGTACGACAGGCACTTCGACATAGTGGTCTTGGATGAGTCCCACAAGATTGCAAGGAGACAGAGCAAGCAGAGCAAGTTCTGCATGAAGTATGCAACACGCTCCAAATACCGCTATCTCCTTACAGGGACACCACTTGGTCAAGGTCGGCTTGAGGACTTGTGGTCTCAGATGGAGTTCATGTTCCCCGGCTTCTTCGGCCCTTATCGGGAGTTCGAGGCACGGTACTGTATCACCCGCCAGCTTCCCGGCACATTCATCCGCATTGTTACAGGGTACAGGAACAAGGACGAATTACTTGCACGTGTCAAACCATACGTGTCCTCACTGACCCTCGATGATGTGGCTGACATGCCTACCGACCCACCGGACAATATGGTCATCTGCCCGAGACCCAATGTGTTCATCCAATCTGGTGTCCGCAAGGGGTATGTGAAGGAATATGACATGATTATCGACAACCCTGCCGTGAAGCTCATGAAGATGAGGCAGGTGGCAAGTGGTTTCATCATTGACGAGCAGGGCGAGACCCATGTCATAGCCGACACGAAGCGTTTTGCATTTGGTGAGTTACTTGATGAGATTGGGGATGAGAAAGTGGTCATATTCTGTGAGTTCAAGCAGTCCATCCGTAGTGTGGTACAGGAGTTGCGAAAGCATGAACTGCCTCATGTGGTGTTGGATGGAGACCAACCCGACAAGGAGATATGGAAGTGGTTCCAAGAGCATGACCATATGCGTGCCATCGTGTGTCAGTATGCCACAGCCAACGCAGGCATCGACCTCTACACCGCTCGTCATATGGTGTTCTATGAACCATCGCTCTCCACCACGATGATGGAGCAGGCGAGGGCCAGAATCAAGACCGCTGTGAATCCGAGGAAATGCCAATATCACTGGTTGATAGCGCAGGACTCAGTGGAGTTGAAGATTTATAAGCAGTTGGAGAAGCACAAGGACTTTACCGTACACACCATGAGTGAGTGGTCATGGGGAGCATATGACGAGGATGATGACTTATGATGGACAGATATTACCACATTGTTGATGACGACAGGATACCGGAGAGTTGGGTGCTGACAGTGAGGAAGTGTGAGTGTGGTCAGACGCTCTACTACGACCGGAAGAAAGAGACGTGGCATTGCATGAAGGCAAGCTGTCCCTTGCACAAGAGCCACGAGAAGAAAAAGCATATTCCGCAAAAAAAGCTCGACCGCATATTGGAGCTTGGTGAGGTCTTGACAATCAAGGAGATTGCTGGTAGGCTGAAACTATCAGAAAAAGATGTTTTCCGTGTATTGCGGGAACATGACATCATGTAGGAGAGAGTATGGACTGGAGAGACGAAGTGTGGTTTTTCGATACAGAGGTGCTTCCTCATGACTGGTTGTTCTGTGCGACCAACAAGGAGAAGCGGGTGGCAATCCACAATGATACAACAATGCTGAGGGAGTTCTTGGAGACGGAGAGGCCGTTCCTCTGCGGTTACAACTGCAAGCATTATGACAATTACATCATCAAGGCAATCCTCGCAGGAGGAACTCCGGAGGACGTGAAAGCAGTCAATGACGCAATCATAGTGAAAGGCAGGCAAGGATGGGAGATTGACATGGGATGGGTCAAGTTGCCTCAGTCGTTCGACCTCATGCTCGACCTTCCGACCCGCCCTTCACTCAAGATGATTGAGGGTAATCTCAAGATGGACATCCGTGAGTCCGAGGTGGATTTCAACACAGAGCATCCAACCAAGGAACAGTGGGAGGAGCTTGAGGAATATTGTTGGCACGATGTGGAGGCTTTGATTCCGCTCTACGATGCTCGCCTTCCTTACCTTGAGGCCAAGGAGACTTTGGCTGAAATGAAGGGATTGAATGTGAAATCGGCACTTAATATGACGAATGCCAAGTTGACCGCCCTGTTTTTGGGTGCTCAACGAGTTGAGAGGGATGACGAGAGGGCGTATGTGTATCCGGAGAATGTGGATAAGGGTTTGGTACCACAGGAGGTTTTTGAGTTCTTTGACCGCCTTCCAGAAGGAGAAATACCATTGGACATTCTCTTTGGACGAGAAGGTGTACCGGATGAAGATGGAAAAGTGGTCAAGAGCAGGAATCCTTATCGCTCTCTTTCGATTGAGATAGCAGGTTGTCCCCATGTGTTGGGATGGGGAGGACTCCACGGTGCACTGGTCAATTATTCCGAAGTATCCACTGATAAAAGAATCATTCTTAACTACGATGTGCAAAGTTACTATCCTTCTCTGATGATTAAGAATCGATACCTCAGTAGAAATGTTGCTGACCCAGAAACTTTCGAGGACACTTTTCATAAACGTATCGAGGCAAAGCAGAAAGAGGATTTGAAAACATCGGACGCTCTTAAACTAGTTCTAAACACGACCTACGGGGCTTCCAACAATAAGTATAATGATTTGTATGACCCCCTCATGGCCCATAGCACATGTATCAGCGGACAGTTGTATCTTGTAATGTTGATTAACACACTCTCCAATCATGTACCATCCTTTACTCTCATATCTTCTAACACAGACGGTATCATGTTTTCCATTGATAGAGTATGGATACGAGAGGTTCGTTCCATTGTTTGCACATGGGAAGAATTGACACAGTTTGAAATGGAGGAGAAAGGCATTGAGGTAGTGGTACAGCGTGATGTGAACAATTATGTCATGCGTGAACTCGGTGGGAAAATTAAGGTCAAGGGAGGTGTCGTCTCTGATTACAAGGGTGGTAGTTTCAAGCATAATTCCATGTCAGTAGTCTGTCGTGCTATCACCAACAACCTGCTCGATGGGATACCCATTGAGGAAACCATCAACAACGAGCAAGACCCTTTTGCTTTCCAGATGATAACCAAGGCAGGGGGAACTTATGAGAAGGTTGTCCATGTCAATGGTTTCGGTGAGGTGGAGGTCAATAGAACCAACAGGGTCTATGCTGGGAAGGACGAGAGACTCGGTGCTGTCTACAAGATAAAGGCCGATGGGAGAAGGGATAGGATAGCGAATTGTCCCGAACATGCGATTGTTGATAATTCTGGTATTTTGGGTGTTGACAAGATAGATAAACAGTGGTATATTGAACTTGCAACAAAGAGAAGAGACGAGTTCTTGGGTATCAAACCAAAGAGAAAGAAGAGGAGTAAAAAGTGAAAACGGATGATTACGTGGACGTAGAGGTCATCGAGGACGAGCCAGTTGAAATGGAAGTCAAACCAAAGAAAGCACCTGCTAAAAAGGCAGTGAAGGAGAAGAAAGAACAAGTGAAAGAAGAGCCAAAGACATTCCAGCAGAAGCTGTTCCAGCTTGCCGAGGATGTTGCGCAACTCGCCAGTGAGTTCGTGAAGGATGGATACAATCCCAGTCAAGCATATGAGTACGTCCGTGCTCAGCAATACAAGACCATCTTCCGTAAGGCGTTGGTAAAGAACAGACTCCGCCACAAGGTGGACGATGTGACCATCCAAATCAACAATCTTGAGAAGAGTGACAAGATGATACTCACTTTGTATCACGCAATGCTCACTATCAAGGACGTTGACAGTGACGAGCAGGAGACCTACATGCTTTGGTCGCAAGGTGCTGACAACCTTGACAAGGGACTCAGCAAGGCCAAGACCCTCATGCTCAAGGATTTCATCAAGACCAACTATCTTGTGTCCGATGCAGAGGATGACCCCGAGGCCGACAAAGGCCCCAAGGCTACCACCAAGCGCAAGTTCACTTCTCCTGCCGAGAAGAAGGCTGATGTGGAGAAGGCAGTCAAGGACGACAACCCTGCAAGTAAGGGTGATGTCACTCGTATCACGGAAGGCATCAAGAAAATTCGTGAGGCAAGCGGGGATGCTGAGTACGGTGAGAAAACCTTGGTTGAGGTAGGGAAAGGCATCACAGCAACTCGGGCTACGGTCATCCTTACCAAGCTCGAAATGAAAGCAGGAGAGTATGATGGACTGGAGATTTAATAAAGAGAGAACAAGAGTTATCTTGGATGAACCTCAGAAGCGTCCGTTGAAGATGACCGCCACCAGATTGCCTAGCGCACTCGGATTGAACCCATGGAAGAGTCCGTTTGCAGTATGGTGTGAAATCTGTAGGGTGTACAAGGAACCTTTCACTGAGAACAAATACACCCAAGCAGGAAATGCCATCGAGCCTATCCTTATCGATTGGGCTAAGGAGCAGTTCGGTAATGGTGTCAAGAGTCCTGCCGAGTTCTACGGCAACATGTGGCCCGAGGTCAAGAGGCAGTATGACTTCTATAAGGGACAGAGCAAGGTGTTCGGTGGCATGTGGGACGCAAAGGTCGTCAACATCAACAACGAGACGGTTGCGGTCATAGAAATCAAGACCACAGGACGTGCGCAGGATTGGGGTGATGGTGTTCCCGATGAGAAGTTGGTGCAGGCGTTGCAGTATGGACACCTTGAGGGAGCAAAGAGAACCTTCGTAATCGGAGCTTTCCTTGATGACGAGGACTATATGCACCCCGACCGCTTCGTCCCTATTGACGGAGAGAACGTAAGGCTGTATACTTTCGATACAGAGACAGCAACAGTGATGTTCGATGGAGAACCCACTACCATCTCTGAGTTGATGGCCTATGCCGAGCAGTGGTGGGAGTCATATGTGGAGACCGGAATCTCCCCCGAGATTGACCACAAGGCTGACGAGACCATCATCAAGGCACTCAAGACGGAGAAGCCGGACGAGGATGAGGACACTTCTCTTGGTTCGATGATTACGCTCTTGGATGCAAAAGAGGCGGAGCTTGCTTCCCTAAGGGAGAAGCATGGATTGGATACGTTGGAGACTGAAATCAAGGCCCTCAAGGACGCTCTCAAGCGGACACTCAGTGAGGGAATGGCTGAGGACTCCACGAAGGTTGAGGTTGGGAACTGGACTCTGACCAAGAGTGAGAGAAGTTCTGTGGATACATCCGCATTGAAGAAAGACGGACTGTATGAACAATATACGAAGAAGAGCGTAACCTATACGCTCAAGAAGAAAGGAGAAAAGTAGTATGAACATTACCATCAAGAAAAGCGGTTATCAGTTGGTTCCAGAAGGCGAACAGATTCTCACAGTGACAAGCGTGAAGCTCCTGCCGAGTGGCAGACCTTCCCTTGTGGAGTTCATGTACAGCGCAGACAATGGCGCAACACTCAAAGAGCAGTTGAAGTTCGACCATCCTGTGGCTGTCGACATCCTCGGTAAGCGTTGCGATGTTGCCTTGGGTGGCACTGCCGAGGAAGGCACTGAGATTTCACCCGATGACTTGGAAGGCTTGTTCTTGAACAAACGGTTCAAGGCCATGATTAAGCACAATGAGGGCAAGAAGGGTGGCACATTCGCCAACATCAAGTACCTCATTGAGTTGGTTGAGGACGAGGAAGTAGAGGAAGATGACGACCTCTAAGCTCGAAGGTGACTTACAGAAAGAATGCCTCCGGTGGGTCAAGAGCCTGCCGGAGGTTTGGGTTTTGAAAGTAGTGGGTTCCGCCACACAAGCAAGCGGTGTGCCGGATATACTAATGTGTGTTAATGGGCACTTCGTTGCGGTCGAACTCAAGAGACCCGATGGCAAAGGCCGTGTAAGTGATATCCAGATAGCGCAAATAGAGCGTATTCGGCGTGCAGGAGGTACTGCGGTAGTAGTTGATTCATTTGAGAAATTCAAGGAGGTGGTGAATGATTGTCGATGAAACTGGTCAGATTTGGTTTGACTTTGGAGGTGATGAAGATGATTGAAATATTGACCGCTGTAGGCGGTGTGATTGTCCTTGTGGTGACGCTCTTTGTAAACCACTTACAGAAGAAGGTCAAAAAACAGCAGACCGAGATAAAGGTTCTCAAGGAAGAGAAGAACATCGAGGAAGCCAAGAGTGAGGCCCTTGTGGAGAAGGCTGTGGTTGAGAAGGAAATCAACCAGAAGGCAGAGGAACAGAAAGACGAGATAAAGGAGGGTAAGGATGCAAAGGAAATTATTCATATTATCAATCAGCATAGCACTGATTTTAATACTCAGTAGCTGTACCACTCCGGTCACGACCGCCACCAATAAGGTGCTGTTTACTGACTTCGACCCACCGCCCACGAGACCCACGCTCGACATAGCACCCGAGGATGACCTTGTGGAAGCCATCAGAACGATGGGTATCAATCAAGTCAAGTTGACTACCACCATAGAGAAGTGGGAACAACACCAAGGCAGGGAGAATACGTATTACATCAAGACATACGTGGAACCCGAGTAAAAGAAAGGCCCCAATCAAGGGGCTTTTCTTTATAGTTTCTCCATCTTCGTTTGTATGATGCTTTTGATTATCGGTCTGATTGCCTTCATATCCAAGTACTTCTGTACGATGAACATGATAATCCAATACAGCACCATTGCCACTGGTGTGCCGAGTAAGGTGAATCCAAAGTATAATACAGGCGATAGTACACCCGAGAACAGCAAGCCGAGGAGGGTCATCTTGACCTTCGTTGCCTTGTTATTGTATGCCTTGAACTTGATGAGCTCCATGAGGGAGGCGACCACCGCACTCCCTACACCCAACCATGCTATTGTGTTCCACATATGTTACTCCTTTGTGTAATTCCAAATCATATGGTTTTCCTTAAATCTCATTGGATGTTTGGTCTTGAGGAACGTCCTCTTTTTCACATGCCTGTATCCAAACATGACTGGTGGTAAGCAAGACACCAAATCAATCCTGTTTGAGTAGATGGTGGAATTTTCCCACCTATCCTTGATTTTATTGTAGTTCTTCCATCCTATGATTCTCGGTGAACCATACGTGATGAGTTTCAAGCCAGCTCGTTTTTCTGGGTAATTGAACCACAAGTCCTCCATGCAAAGCGTTGCAATTGCTCCTCCATATGAGTGCCCGATAACAGTAATCGGCTTACTCACATCTTTCACAAGGTCGATGAAATGGTCGTTGATGAGTTTCCACGCCTTGAGAAATCCACGATGTACAGAGAAAGGAATCGGCATGTTCTTGTATGGCTTTTTTCTGAACGCAAAATTGTTCTTCCAGTCTGCTTTTGAATTTGAGCCATAGAAAGCTATGGCATATTCATTCTCTGTTTCGTAGATAAGGTATTGAGTATCATCACCTATCGTTTGCCAACCACTCATGGAAAAGATGTCTGTGTAATTCATAGTGTAGGCCACTCCACGTTCCAAGGAAATCCCGCTTGGTCTGGAATATCCCTCAATGCTTGAATATAAGTATCAAGAGCGACAATATCATCCGATGGGGTCAATCCTTGCCGAACCTCAGAGTTGTATCGTGTGTATCGCCAGTCCTCTTTATCGATAAGACGGTCTCGTTTTGCCCTCACTACATCAGCTTGCTCTCTGTCCTTCTCAGTTTGGGTTTTACCAAGAAAGAGCTTTCCGTCAATCATACGAGCAAGCTGGTCTGCCTGCTCCCACTCTTGTTCCGTAATTTCACCCAAGAACTCACCCTTCCCATACTCTTTGACGGTATGAGGGTCAATCCCATAGTTTGTTAAAAATAAATAAATCATGCTACACCTCCAAATAATTGTGTATACAATATATCTGTCTTTCTTGGGTTCCCACCCAACTTCTTCCAATATCCTCGCCAAGTCTTATATGCGTTTTCAACTTGGTCTTGTGGTATTTGATTCTTTTTGAACTTACGCATTTTTCTACACATTCGAATCATACCACTTTTATCTGGTTTCATTGTTATTCGCCCTGTGGACGAATCGATACGATATTTACACTTTAAGAAAGTGAACCCTCTTGATAATTTGACAACTTGTGTCTTTTTGACATTCAAATCAAGACCAAATTCCCAGTACTTCCTTATCATATGGCCGAGAACATCGTTTGCTTCTTCCTTGGTGGAGACAATGCAATAGCTATCATCCATGTATCGTGCGTAATATTTCAACCGAAGTGTTCTCTTGGCATAATCATCGATTTGATAGGGAAAGTATACAGATGCTATCTGTGAGGTTTGGGAACCGAGGCCTAGACCTTTTGAACCAAAAGCATCAATATATTGTTCTGTCAAGACCATTGAACGCTCATCGATGACGCCGTCAAGCATGTTGTACAACAAGTCATGCGAAATTGAATCAAAA